CGGAATTTTCCTGCAAAGGTATAGTTCCTTTCCTGAAGAGATCTGGACTTGGAATAAGTTCGATATCTTCGTACTCAAACACCTGGATATACTCCTGGATGATGAGTTTCTGGATTGCGATTTAAATCAAGTCGATATTACATCCAGATATGAAGAGCTAAAGCAATGCCGAAAGCTCTTTAAGAAGTATGCGAACAGGGATCAACTGACTCGCAAACTTGAACTAGGGGAAATCAACTCAGAAATCCCCAAGTGGCTACACTCTTTCCTACCCATATGGGCAAGAGCAATGAAGCAAGATGACGACAGAAAGGATTATCTTAATGCCGTTTTATCTCAGACTAGAGGGTGTGGGACACCACCCCCAATAGTCATACTGAAAACAAAGGTTAAGTTCATCGAAACTATAACCCTTGCCCCGAGACCACCAACCTTAACACAAAGGAAGGTGGTTCTCTGCGTCTTGGAAAAGGCCATTGCGGAAATTCCAGACGAAGTGTTTACGGGTCTTACGACAAAAGCCCGTACATCACTAACCACCTCCGGCTGTTGGGAGAAAACAGCAAAGGAAGGTGGGACCCTCCAGGCAATTACAGAGCTTGTAAACCTGGGAAGGTCAGGAAGACCGGTGAAGATCATAGATCTCTTCTCCGGTATCGAACTATACGAAAAGTCCATAGAGGACCTAACGGTAGGAGAATACATCTTCTGGAGTTGTCTGGAAGAAGTATTAAAAACCAATCCAGTTGAATTGCGGAGAGCATTCCTACTGGTGGTGAAAGAGCCTAGTAAAGGTAGATCCGTTACTAAGGCTTCTGCATACTTGAAAGTTGTGCTAGACACAATATCAAAGTTATGCGCTTGGCCCTTGGGAAAAGGGTTCAAGTCGTCCAAATCGGGGATGCTCGCGTCGTCCCACGGATGGAATTTCTTTCTCCAATTCTTTGACCAAGATGAGGAGGAGATGTCGTTCGACCCGTTATACGAAACGGAACTACGGATGAACACGGAATCAATGCTTCTACAGCAGACATTTCGTGATGTCTTTATCGGTTCGACAGATTTCGAAACCGCGACAGATTACATGGAGCACTGGCTTGGAAAAGACATTGCTCATGCCTGGATGAAAAAGTGTGGAATACCACCAATTCTCCAGAAAATCGTCTTCCGGACCTCATTTGAGCCGAGAGAGATTCATTTCGTTGGTCGTGGATACCTTTCACGATATGGCGAATTAGTGAACGAAGCGGAATCAATCCGCAAGGTCACATTACTTCGGGGGGTTCTCATGGGAGACCCGCTAACGAAGATAATCCTGCATATGGTTAACAACTTAATCAGAAAAACC